CCACTATCTGATTACATGGATTTAAGAACTTTGTCAAATGCAGATGATGAAGATTTTGCTAACAAACTAAGTTCTTCTGGAAAAACTACCTTTATAGATTTGAAGGATTGGGAAGGTGGACAATCTTGGAAATCATTGGCAGAAACATATTCAGATAATACCCCTACTCCAGAAGGCGCTCTTCAAAATGTAGCTCTCAATATTCGCAAAATTATTGAAAAAGCTTTTGATATTTATTCTCAATCTGCAGGTGGGGCATCCAGATCTCAACATGATTTAATGAATCGATGGATTCGAGCTTTAGATAGACAAAGAGGCGTAGCACAAAATTCAGCAGCGTACTATGGACACAAATAAATGAATGCAGAAATTGAGTTTTTTTCAGATACATTAATTATGGATAAAATGATGAAAATCATTGCTATCCATGATTGTGCATTGGTAAAAGAAGCTTCTTTTGATGTATCTTCTTTTTTGGAAGGAATTAAATCTGGAGTGCAGTCTCAAGTAGATAAAAGCTCTCCTGTAGAATCCGTTGTGAATTTGTTATTGCCAGGAGCTCTTTGGAAGATTTCTCCTATTTTTGGATTACTAGCAACAGGTGCTGAATTAGCAGGATTTAATCTTTTTTCTATTTGGCGAGACATTACACAGCCTATTATTTCTAAAGTACAAGCTGGAGAAAAAATTACTCCTCAAGATGTTAATGAAATTGGGCAACAACACATTTCAGCAAATGCGTCTTTTGAAAATTATACAAGTATTAATGTTTTGTCTGAAATGGATAGAAACGGTTTAATTTCTTTAGGATCAATTAAAACAGGGTCTGGTAAAAGTTGGTTCGGAACAATATTTGGAAATCTTTTAGGATCAGATACTTCTCCCGGAAAAACAAAAGCAAGATTTTCTATTCTAAACTTTATTATTGGGATACTTACTTGGACTATTAAAAGCATTCTGTTATCTGCAGGATTGTTAACCATTGGAGGCGGCATTATGGGGCTTTTGGGCAAAAAACCACAAGGGCCAGGAACCCAAAATGAACAAGCTGAACAAAATGAACAATCAAATCAGCCCTCTGATTCCTCTGGTTCTTCTGGAACTTGGATTGTTCCTTTAGAAGGTCAAACCCCTCCTGAAATGCTTATGGAATGGGCTACAGACAAATTTCCTGCATTACAAGGACATGAAGACGAAATCGATCAAACTCCTGCTTTTTGGAATACAGTAAGAGAAATTACTAAAGATTATAGGCCCGGACAATCTCAGATACAAATTCCGCCCCAATTCAAGACACCACAAGACATTCTTTCAAAATTCGTTCCAGATGTTATGAATGAACTGGAATTAAAATAGGACATCATGGAAACAGATATTTTCGACGAATATGTAAAACTAGCAATTGCAAAAGGATGGATTTCTGAAGGCAAAAAAGAAACCCGAAATGATCTTTATCGAAACAAAGAAAAAGCTCATGCTGAAACACAAAAAAAAGAAGATGCTGAAAAAACTATCCAACTTCTTTATGGTGTAAAACCAGAAAAAGTATCTATTAAAACAGAGGAATCCTTCTGGGAAGCTGCACATCCAGAAACAGCGGTAGCTGGACGAGCTTATGACGGTATGAATGGTGTTTGGGAAAATATCCATGAACGCCAAAATATCATGGCATATATCGCAAACAAAATGCCTACAGGACAATTGTTTGGAACAAGACTTGTAGCCATCAAAGAGGAAAAAGCCAATCCTCCACAATATGCAAAAGAAGCAAAAGAAGCGTCCAAAAATTTGATGGATTCTTTGGTTTCAAGCGCAATGTTTTTAGATAATCAAGATGAAACAGAATTAATGGCTCTGGCAGATTCTTGTATTGAACGATTTTCAAATAAAATGATTAAAACATCTCAAATTCCTTGGAGTACAGTAGGTATTGTGGGCGCTGCTGTTGCTCTATTGGGCGGAGCTGCATATTATTTTATGGAAGGGGATACCACAGGAACAAATGTTCTTCATAATGCCGAATTGGTATTAGAAGCCCTTCAACCACTTTCCTCTGAATCTTATGCTGAAATAATTGGCAAATCTGTTCAAGAATTAATCGATGCTGCAAAAGAAGCAAATGAAGAAAAAGATCAGATTGTTAAGCTTATTTCCCCACAAGATGCAGCTACATTTGCAATCAGAAAACAAGAAGCAATGGATATTGCTCAAAAACTAAAAAATTATACTTCTAAATTAGATGAAGTATCTAAAGAAATTCCAAAATGGGTATCTGCCATCACTTTGGAACATACAAATACCAATGATGTTGAAAAAGAATCAGATTGGTATGCAAAATTAGAACAAATTGGCAAACATATTTGGTGGGAACCGTGGCAAATATTGGTAAACCGTTTGTACGGATCTGCTGGATATGTTTCTGAAGAACATACTGGCGGATTGTATGGAGCTATTAAAAACGATAGAAAAAATATAGCTATGGCAGAACAATACGCACAAGGCGTTCAACCAGAAGTTCAACAACATGTGGAAAATCATGTTCAGAATTCTGGAACTTCACCCGTCCAACCTCAATCAGCCCTTCCTTCTTTGCCTGATATTTTCAATCTTTCTCCGGGTCAAACAAAATAATTTTAGGAAGATTTGGATCAAAACATCATTGATTGGAAAAATTATCTAAAAAACCACACTCAGTATTCTGGAGATACATATACAGATACTATTGATGATGATTTTAAAGATAAAATGATCCAGTTGGAATCTGTTTTATCTAAAGAAATTCCTGGTATTGAAGGGTTGATTTGGCAAAGAAATACCAACTGTATTAATCCAAATATTTCTATACAGGATTATGAAGAAGCTTTAAAGCTTCTCTCTGACTCCAAACAAAATAAAATTCAATCTTTTGCTCAAGCGACATTTGATGCTTTAGGGCCGCCTGATAACTCATGTTTATTAGCGGATTTTATGATCACTTCTGATGAGTCTAAAGAAAATGATGACCCAGATGATCCAAACACTTTGCAGAACAATGATTCAACTGTTCCAAGAAAACTTCAAGATTTTTCAAATTTATTAAAGAAAAATCAATAAATCTATCAATTGAGCAATATAATTATTGAAGACAAGTAAATTTTGTCAAAAACTTTGGATAAAAATCCATGTCGAACAAGCAAGTATCGACAAAATAAAATGAATAAAATCTAGCAAGAAAGGTAAGAAATCTGTCTCAATGACAAAAGTTTATTCAAATATATAGGAAAAAACTATGGCTTTACAATTGGTTAATTATTTTGGTGGCGGCGGAACACCTATTGGTATGTTCGACGTCATCGATGGTTACAACCTTACCACAAAAGGTGGCGAAGTTGCAACTCTCACAACTGTTTCTCGAACAGGAACAGACAAAGCTGCACACGATGCATTTACAGACGGTTATATTTTGGGCAATGCTACTCCGGTTCGTCCAGTGGCAACTATTGGTCTTGTTTTCGGATCTCGTCCATTGTTCCTTACAGACGATGGTACTTCTGGATACGGAACACTTTTCGGTGTTGTAATTGGTGGAACTGCTGGTCAGTATTCATATGGTTTTGTGAACGGTGTCAACGGTGGAACAAACCTTGGTCCGCACACAGCTTATGCTTCTGGCAAAATGACTTTGTGGGGAGCTCGTGGAACTTATGCCATCACATTGGATGCAGTTGATACTACAGCTTCTACAGGTCTTGTACCTACAAACACATCTGTGACAACAGGTTCGGCTCTTTATGCATCCAATGCTGGTTTGCTTACTCCAAACTCTGGTATCGCATTTGAGTTGATTGCTTTGGGTCGTTTTGTTGAATTTGAATTCTATCAAGGTGGTTCGTTGGTTACAACTCCGCTTTCATTGATTTCTGCTGCGAACTCTCCTTCGTATGCTTTGGGTGCACCACAGTTGCAAAACTTTGCCCGCGCCATGGTCTATTTCGATCCGCCTACCTAAATTGTGCTGGTTGCGCTGTTTTGGAAAGCAAACCTTGATTGGTTTGCTTTTCTCTAAAAAAATGCAAATTAAATGCAAAAACAACAAAACAAGTAATATTTTGTGATATATAATAGATGAAGAACAATGTAAAAATTGTTTTTCAACTTCGGATTATGTAAGATAATCTGATTGCTCTTTGACAATTTAAAAACAAACAACAAAAAAATGTTAGATCGTTTAGCAACTATCTTGCGCTTTGTCGCTAGATTTTACCAGAGTGTAGTCTGGTGGCAAATATAAGGAAACAAATGTACGATATGTTTAATGCTAAAGGAGCAACAAACGCTGCATCTCTCAAAGATGCTTTGAATACTATCGTTAGATATGCTTCGATTCTCGAAGAAAATCAACCATCCAATATTGGATTGGCTGGTCGACCATCTCTCAACGATACCCAAAGAGACGAGCTTATTGCTCGCGCTCTTCTCACACAAGAAGGAAAAATCGCATTGGCCCAAGCAATGCCAAATCCTATTCGCAGAAATCTCGACTATCAAGGGATTGCACGAAGACTCTTGATTATCGATCCATTAACAAAGGCAGTGGATCTAAAATTCAGCCATATGCTGGAAACTCTGAAAGTTTGTATCGCTTATGAACAAATAAATAGAAATTTCTATTTGCAAGCAGCATAAGAAAAAGAATACAAAATGAAACAGATAATCAGCAGGAAAGAGGGTGTTTCAAAAACATCAAATCCTCAACGACTTTACGCTGAACATTTGAAAAACAATGATGATAAAGTCTGACCCATACAAAAAATGTGTGGAGCTAAACAGAAATGATTTAGCAGAATATAAAAATTCTCAACAAAATTTTATGTGCCCCAAGGCGTTCTACCTGTGTATGAACGCGATATTGATGTCGCTGCAACCGTTATTTCAAGCAATGGTTCAGGACCAGAATCCCGTGTGTTCGGTGACCGTGTTACCGTCCCCACATTTGAACTCTTCTCAAACCCAACTGTCAGAATTTCTGAAGTTCGTCGTCGAAGATTCAATGTTCTGGATCGCGCAGTGCAAAAAGCCCGCCAAGAATTAATGGCGCAGGAAGACGCAAACGTCTTCTCTGCAATTGATTCTGCTGCACAAATCGAGAACGTAGTTCAAGATATTGCAGACGCAGGTTTGCTCAAGAGAAACTTGCTTGAAATCAAACAACAAATTGATCGTTGGGACTTGGTTACGGCCAAATTCTATATGAACATCAATGAATTCACTGAAATCCTAGCCTGGGGTTCGGGTGGTGGACAGGGTGTGACAGGCGGAGAAATTGATCCCGTTAATAGTGTAGCGGCGTAATAATGAAAATTATTATGAAAAATTTGGCTATATGCTGGAAACTCTAATTAAGCAATTTATACTCAACAAAAAATAAACGTCGTGTTTGAATAAGGTTGAGTGATAATTAAATTGATATAGACAATCAGCAGGAAAAATTGATGAAAAAAGCAGAAATATCTAAAGAAAAACTTATAGAACTGTATGTGCAAAAAAATATGACAACATTTGAAATTGGTGAAATTTACGGAGTAAATCGAAGCACTATTTCAAATTATTTGAAAATTTTTGGGATTGATACAAACCCAAGTCAGAGAAAATACAAAATCTTAAAAGAAACCCCTCTAACACAGGAACAAAAAGATTTAATTGTAGGATCAACACTTGGAGATGGATCAATAATTTTGAGCGGGAGAAAAATCACTCCTTATTTCAAAATTGCACATTGCGAAAAACAAAAAGATTATTTGTACTGGAAAAAAGAAATCCTTGGAAATCTTGTAAATAATGTTTCCAAAAATATTGATAAAAGAGGAAACTCTATCATGTATGGATTTCATACCATTTCGCACAAAGATCTTAATCCTATAAGAAAAATGTTTTATGAAAATAACAAAAAAGTAATTACTGAAAACATTATAGATTATATATCCCCACTGGGATTAGCTGCTTGGTTTATGGATGATGGAAGTAAAACAAGATCCAATAATTATCGACTCTCTACAGATGGATTTTCAGAAGCTGAAAATTATATTCTGAAAGAAATGTTGGAAAAAAAATTTGGAGTACTTGTAAAAGTCTGTGAATATACCAGACACGATAAAAAATTCTATTATTTATCTATAAACAAAGAAAATTCAATCAAAATGACACAGGAAATTAAACCTTATGTCGTAGATTGTATGAAATATAAACTCATCGATTGTTCCCCAACGACTATATGCCAAACCTCTTCTTTTTCTAAAGAAAAAGATGAGGATGATATAGTCTGACCCATACAGAAAATGTATGGAATCAAGCAGAAATGGCTTGATATGAGTGCTCTGTTTTGGAGCAAATCATTAACAAATATTTGTGTACACAAAGAGAAATTCTCCAGACTGGTTTGTATGCCAGATTGTGGGGCGCGGATATCATGGTGTCTAAAATTGTGCCGGCTGGTACAGTGTATGGCGCTGCAGATCCGGAGTTCGTCGGTGTGCTCCCGGTGAGGTGCGACATCGAGGTAATTCCCGCTGACGAACCTAAGCAGTTGAAGCTTGGTTGGGTTGTATCTGAAGAAATTGGTATTGGCATTGTTAACCCAAGAGCCTGTGCGGTTTCTCGTAAAAATACAATTCTTGGAGCCTAATAGCGTAGTTGCTTTTTTGGTATGTTATTTGAAAATGGTGGTCAAGCTTGCTTGGCCACCTTTTCTTTTTAATTATTTTGAGGTCGGGTATCAATTTTTCAATATTATATATAGGTGAGCCCGGTTTTATGAACCAAACGGGCGAACCAAAGGAAATAAAAAAATGGATACAACAAGTACAACTGAGAAAAATAGGTTAAAACAAAAATATGAAACATCATATGGAGCTGATAAAATCAAATCTATTATATCAAAATATGTTAATGATAAAAAATCATCTAGAACAATTGCTGCAGAAACAGGAATTTCTAACACACAAATTCGAAGAATTTTGGCGGCAAATGATATTGAGGGAAAGTCTATAAAAACAAATGATGATTTGGAAAAACAAATTATTGATATGTATATAAACGGAAAATCTTTTGAACAAATCGCTAGAGAATTGGGAAACATTGATGCAACAACTGCGGGTAGAATAATTAAAAGAAACAATATAGAAAAACGCACACATTCAGAGTCTCGCCAAGAATATGATATTAATAACAATTTTTTCACAAATATTGATTCCGAAGAAAATGCTTATTTTTTGGGGTTTTTATACGCCGATGGGAACGTTGATAAAGACGGAAACTCAATTACCATTTGCCTTCACCAACGAGACATTGATGTTCTAGAAAAATTCATGAATTTTTTATACAACGGAGAAAAGCCAAAACTTAGAATAGATCGTGAAATTTATAGAGCTTTTACTATTACAAACAAACAAATGAGAGAAGATTTGATTAAACATGGTTGTGTTCCAAACAAAACATTTAATATACGAATGCCAACCACTTTTGATGATCCTGTTTTAATCAAACATTTTATTCGTGGATTATATGATGGTGATGGTTGTATAACTATAGGAAAAGATAATGATAACAGAATAAGAACAGTTCTTACTGGGTTTATTGACATGCTTAGTGGAGTCAAAGATTTGTTGAAAAAAGAATTATCAATTGAAGCTCATTTATATAAAGAAAAAAGAGGTAGCGAAGGAATTTTTAATTTATTTATTTCTGATTTGGAAGGATCTTATAAATTTATAAAATGGCTATATTCTGATGCTACAGTTTATATGGAACGGAAATATCAAAAACATCTGGAAGCTTTGAAAATTTTTGATGAAAAAATGACCGTTAGATCATATAATAAACTACAAACGGATGATTATTCTATATAAAATTAACCCAATCACCATCTAACTCAAAAGGAGGCTTTCATAGCCTCCTTTTTTATTTCACCCGCATTTTCTGGGCAAAATTCCGTATATAATCATGTCGCTTCCTCAAGATGCAAAAATACAAATCCTTTCAAAACTTTGCGAAGATTTTGTTAAATGCGCTCAAAACAATACTTTTAAAAGCACATTTGAATACTGCGTTCAATCTTCCAAAGAAGATTCGAGTATCAAGCAAATAGCTCGATTTGCATCTTTAAAAGAGCTTAACAAACCTCAAACAGAAATTGTCAAAGTAGCTTTTGATACACGCAGAATTAATCAAGAGAGAGACAGAAACCCTAGAAAAAACGCACAATCTTATGTTCGATCCGAGCCTTATATTGATGAAGAATCTCAAGAAAAAATACATGTATTTACAAAATTGTTCAAGGTAGCAAAACAAATCAAATCTGAATATGAAACAGATGATGAGTACAAAGATTCTTATGCCAGACAATTGTATGATTTGTTGAATGAAATTCTGCGCGTTTCGCAAAAAGATTTTGATATTTTTAAGCCAAAACTAGCATTTTTAGAACAATTGTTATTCAATAGATACAGATTGTCTATGGAGCAATTGAAAACCATGTCTGAAAAGCAAACTCAGAAAATTGTTTTATCTAAAGATGAAGGATTATTAGGCAGAAAAGAATATCTAAAAGAAGTTTCTGGCAATATGGAAACCACTTCTATTGTAAAAGATTCGAATGGAAAATCTACTCAAGAATCTATTGTCAATGCATTGTTTGGAGCGCCAGTCAGAAAAGATGGTGAAAAAACTGTGGAGAGGATTATTACAATTAAAATAACAGAAAATGTCGTTGAATGAAGGAAGATCATGACTGTAGGATTTGATACTGTATTTACCTCTACTGCAAATACCGTATTTGTTGTTCAAAATGTAGCGCAACAAAACAAGAGAATACGCGTTTTCAATTATCCAATCAATAATGGAGAAACAAGGGATTTGATGAAAATTCCTTATGTTTCAGAAGCAGATATTAGGCATTCTTTATTAAAGGGAGAATTGTTTGCAAAAATTATAACTGGAGAAATTATTGTACTAGATTCCAATATTGATTTGTTGCAATTTGATCCCACACAAAAACAATTTTTGATCAATGCTGGAGTCAACAACGGATTATCTGTTTCTGGAGGAGGAGGTCCTACAGATTATTTATTCAGACAAAATGTAACATTATTTGGTCTTTTAAACAATGTTAATCGTGTATTTATGATTCCTGGAGGAGAGAAATTTATCAATGGAACTTTTGAAGGAAATGATTTTTTTATAGAAATTTATCATAATGGTAGAAGGTTGGTTCAAGAAGATGACTATATTGTATCAGAATCTATTGTAGGACAGGGATACGATACCATTCAGTTTGTGTCTTTCATACCCAATATAAGATCGATTATTACAGCAGATTATGTAGTACAGATGCCTTGATGAGATCATATGGCAAACATAGAATACAGAATTAATGATTTAGATCAGCAATTAGATATTCGAGGCTCATTAAATCAAAATGATGCAATGAATCTTGGTGATGAAGTTTCGTTATTAGGAGGACCTGTATCTTCTGGAAGCAATGCGTCTGTTGTATTAAATGGAGGGAATGTATTTATATCAGGAGTAGGAAATGTAAATGAAGGAAATTTTCTTCAAATTACATTTGCTCAAGCGCCAAATTTAGGAATATTTCTTATTGAATCTGTTTCTAATGGATCTGCACAAATTAACAATCCTAATGCAGTTCCAGATGTAAATGATGGATATATTATTTGGATAGAAAGGCAGCCATATTGTTTAGAAGATGATTTAAATTATGCGAGGACAGATCGAAGTGCAATCAAAGGAACTCATTATTACAACGGTGTTCCTACCTATATTCGTCCTGATGCAACGGGAACAAATGTTTCTGCAAATTTGGCAAACATTGCTGGAAAAACAACAGATGCAAAAAGCATTGTAATTGATCAAAGATACACAAATATTTCTATTTCTGCAGGACAATCTTATTTTATACTTTCTTCTGCGGGAAATTTGAAATGGGCAGATTCTGTAAATACACTTGGAATTCCTATATTTGATGGATATGATGCCGGAAATTATAATGCAACCTTTGTAGAGATTACAGATTCATATAATAGAGAAATTGTTCTGGATGGATATCGTATTTTTGGTATTGCATATGGTGGTTTAGGATCTTCTCCAAATTCATTTGAAGTTGAAATTATGGGAGTTCTTCCAGGTCAGAATATATCTACTGGCACACCTTTTACTTGGATTACAGGGGCTCCAACGGTAATCAATGGATATTATCCATGCAGAGTTCGTTCTGATCAGGTATCTGATTCAGCTTTAAGATCTGTTTTGATTAATGGATCTACAAAATCAGTACAGCAAAATATTTATGCACATTTATTTATATTTAGAGGAATTTGATGGAAATATTAAAAATACTTGGTCAATTAGTTCCGGTTCCGACGGTATTGTCAAATCTTTATACAGTTCCGGCTTCAACAATGGCCGCTATCTCTACAATTATAATTTGCAATCAAAATCCTTCGTTGCAAACATCTTTTCGAATTTCGTTAGCAATTGGAGGGGCGGCAGACGATCCTTCTCAATATATTTATTATGATTTGTCATTAGATTTCAATGACACATTTACATCTTCTATTGGTTTAGGCCTAAATACAGGCGATATAGTAAGAGTACAATCTTCTGCTCCAAATGTTTCGTTCAATCTTTTGGGAGTAGAAGTAAACGCTCCATAATTTTTATGGAGCTTTTAATTTCAATTTATGGGAGAAACAACCATATTTTGGCATTAAAGCATGTCGCAAAGTTATGCACGCTCTGGACCTCCAGGCGCTACTGGACCTGCTGGAATTAATGCTTATTCTCAACTTGGAACTGGTTTTATTCAACCTGTTGCCAGTGGCTTAGTTACTGCAAATATTCCGAGTGCATATTGGCTGCAGCCTGGACAAGATATTTTTATTGCTTCTGGGGGATATTATTCAGTTGCTTCGGGATCAGTTCCTACCTTTGTATTACAAAATTTAGGATATTCTGGCATTAATGTTCCTGTTGGATCGGGTGTTGGAGCAGGATTTATTTCTCCTGCTGGTATTCCTGGTATGCCTGGTGGACCTATGGGTCCACAAGGATCTCCTGGAGTTACAGGACCTCAAGGGTCTCCTGGTATTGCTGGTTCTCAAGGAGCACAGGGAGCACAAGGATCACAAGGATCTCCTGGAATTACAGGTGCAACTGGTCCCACTGGTCCTCAAGGATCTCCTGGAGTCACTGGTGCTCAAGGTATTCAAGGTTCAATGGGCCTTCAAGGATCACAGGGTTCTCCTGGAGTAACTGGAGCAACAGGACCAACTGGAGCTCAAGGGTTACAAGGATCCCCCGGTATTACAGGGGTGACAGGAGCAACTGGTCCGACAGGACCACAGGGTTCTCCTGGTGTTACGGGAGCCACTGGTCCTCAAGGATCACCTGGAGTGACTGGTTCTCAAGGCATTCAGGGAGTTACTGGAGCTACAGGCCCAACAGGGCCACAGGGATCTCCTGGAGTTACAGGGGCAACAGGACCTACAGGACCACAGGGAGCACAAGGATCTCCTGGTATTACAGGGGTGACAGGAGCAACAGGTCCAACCGGACCACAAGGTTCACCCGGAGTTACAGGAGCAACAGGTCCTACTGGAGCCCAGGGCATTCAAGGAGTTACGGGTGCAACTGGCCCTACTGGTCCACAAGGATCTCCTGGTGTAACTGGTGCTCAAGGATTACAAGGATCTCCTGGTATTACAGGGGTAACAGGAGCAACAGGGCCTACAGGACCACAGGGTTCTCCAGGTGTGACTGGAGCTACAGGTCCTACTGGAGCTCAAGGCATTCAGGGAGTTACGGGTGCAACTGGACCTACAGGACCACAAGGAGCTCAGGGTTCTCCTGGAATTACTGGGGCTACAGGGCTTCAAGGCTCTCAAGGATCTCCTGGAGTTACTGGGGCAACAGGCCCAACAGGACCTCAAGGATCTCCAGGTGTCACAGGTGCCACTGGACTTCAAGGGCCTGGTGGAATTAATGCTTATTCGCTTATATCTACATCTTATACGCAACCTGCAGTTGGCGCAAATATAACCGTTCAAATTCCTTCAGGTTATTGGATACAGCCAGGTCAACATGTATTTGTAGCATCTGGAGGGTGTTATGTTGTTGCATCTGGATCCGTACCTACTTTCACATTACAAAATTTAGGCATTTCTGGAGTTAATATTCCTGTTGGATCTCCTGTTGCTGGAGCTGGAATTTCTCCTGATGGTGTTCCTGGCCCTACAGGAGCAACAGGGCCTACAGGTCCAACTGGTGCTCAAGGACCTCAAGGATCTCCTGGTATTACAGGGGTGACAGGAGCAACAGGCCCAACAGGTCCCCAAGGATCTCCAGGTGTCACTGGAGCTACAGGACCAACTGGAGCTCAAGGATTACAAGGATCTCCCGGTATTACAGGGGTAACAGGGGCTACAGGCCCTACAGGTCCTCAAGGATCTCCTGGAGTAACAGGAGCCACAGGCCCTACTGGAGCACAAGGCGCCCAAGGATCTCCAGGTATTACAGGTGTAACAGGAGCCACAGGACCTACAGGACCACAGGGAGCACAAGGATCCCCTGGTATTACAGGGGTGACAGGAGCAACGGGTCCTACAGGCCCACAAGGAGCAACAGGAGTTCAAGGAGTTACAGGCCCATCTGTTTCTATAGTTGAAACCATTCCAATGATGAACGTGAATATAGGTATTACTGGGCCTACGGGTTGTTATTTGTCTGGATTTTTCTCTCAAGCTTCTCAAACAGTGAATGCCGCATCTATTTCTGTATGTACGGGAGCCGCTTCAGCATTTTTCTCCGTAGCTATTTATACCGCTACAGGAACGCTTGTTGGAAGCGTAGCAACTGGGCCGGCTACCGCAATAGGATTTGCAACAACTTCCAACGCCATGGGAGCAAATTTAGCAAAAGCAGCGCCTTATTTTGCAGCAATATCTGTAAATAATATGACTGTTAAAATTGCTGGAGCCACAGGTGCAACAGGTCCTGGTCACGTACTTGCAGGATTCAGTTTTGGAAACAATGCCACAGGAACTGCATATTTGTTCAATGTATCATCTTCAGCAGGATCGGCATTGGTTGGATCTGGTTGTACGGGCACATTGCTTATACCGTGGATTTCTCTGACATCATAAATAACAAAAGCTCTATTTTTGTTGTTATATTAACATTTTATGCCCGAGAAAGCCAAGGTATCTGTTTGTTTAATTGTACGAGACGAACCTCTTTTAGAACAATGTCTTCAATCTTTTCGTGATTATGTGGATGAAATTGTCATCGTAGATACTGGATCTAAAGATAATACAACTATAGAAATATCTAAAAAATATGCAGATATTTTTGAAATTTATACAGATTGCAACGATCCAGAAACAGGACAAATTGAAAATTTTTCAAAAGCTAGACAAAAATCATTTGATTTAGCCACAAACAAATCTGTGATTTGGATTGACTCTGATGATGTTCTTGCAGGATCAGAAAATTTTCTAAAAATTGTATCTGATGCACAACAAATACACCAAAGAGAAAACAAACCCGTTTGTTATTTGTTTCCATATGAATATGCATACAATGAAGTTGGAGAAGTGACTTGCCGTCATTATAGAGAAAGATTTATTACAGATAAAGATCAATTTCATTGGGTCAATTGGGTTCACGAAGTACTAGTCCCAAGAGATGGTTGTGGGGGAATTTTACTTAATAGAGACGATCTTATTTTTAAGCACAAAAGACAATACGGCAAAAAATCAGGAGATCCTGGCCGAAACCTTAGAATTCTGAAAAAATTTGTACAAATAAATGGAGATTCTGATGCAAGACAATTGTATTATCTTGGCTTAGAATATAATAACAATGGATTTTTAGCAGATGCCGTTAAATGCCTAGAAAAATATATTTCTTTATCTGGATGGCCGGATGAAATAGTTATGGCATGTCTTAAACTTGTAGATATCCATCAAGGGATTGGAAATTATCAAGAAGGATTGAAGTGGGGATTTAAAGCTATTGAAACAAAACATGATTGGTGTGAGGGATATTTAGCTGTATCCAGAATGTTTTATTTTCTAGCACTTAAGGGCGGAACTCAAGAAACTGAAAATTGGAAAAAATGTGTGCACTTTGCAAAAGTTGGATTATCTTTTCCACCTACACAAACAGTCCTTTTTATCAATCCATTTGATAGAGAGTCTGAAATTCATAAATATTTTAATATTGCTTTAAATAAAACAGGTGATGTTAAAGGAGCGTTAGAAAGTGTAAATACTGGTTTAAAAAAAGAACCAAATTCTCATTTCTTTCTAAATAATAAAAAAATATACGAAACTTTTCTAGCTGTTTCTGAAATTGTGCAGAATCTAAACATTCTAAAAAACAACGAAACTATTTCTTCATCAGATGTAGAATATATAAGTAGTATTATTAATGGGCAAAAACAAACTCTTTCAATAAACAAAGACACATGGAACATTCCAGAAAAATGTGATCTTGATTCTAATCCTATTGAAATAAACTCAGATCAATTAGTGTCTTCTGTGATTATGTTATGGAAGCAATATATGCTTCATAATGATGTTCAAAACGGCATTACATTTTTAGAAAACACACCAAGCCTTGTTAAAAGCAATCCCATTATTAATAATGCTTTATATCTAACTAAAAGCTATCAAAACAAAACTACGCAAAATCCTCTTCAAATTGAACAAACCAAATCTTTGGACTCTTTGGACACTTTGGACATTGTATTTTTTGCGGGAAATGGTTTTGAAAATTGGACGCCAGAATCTATCAAACAGAATGGTATTGGTGGTTCTGAATTGATGATGCATGAATTATCTAAAAGGCTGGCTAAGCTTGGGCACAAAGTACGAATATATAATTCTTGTGGAGAACATGATGGCAAAATTTTTGAAGGTGTTCAATATTTGAGTTCTGAAAAATATCACGATTTGAATCCTGATGTGTGTATTGTTTCAAGAAGGGCAGATGCATTAGATGATTCTTTTAATGTCAAATCCAAATTAACTCTTCTTTGGGTTCATGATATTTTTGCTCTGAACGCTACAAATGAAAGGCTTTTAAAAGCAGATAAAATTTTAGCATTATCAAATTGGCATAAAGACTTTTTGATTCAACATCATAATGTACATCCAGATCATGTGCTGAAAACTCGCAACGGAATTGATTTAAATAGGTTCAATAAAAAAGTTCAAAGAAACAGATTTAAATGTATTAATTCATCTTCTCCAGATCGTTCTTGGCCTGTTTTATTGGATGTGTGGCCAAAAATAAAAGAGCGTGTTCCAGAGGCAGAATTGCATTTGTTTTATGGATTTAACAATTGGGAGATTGCAGCTCAAAACAATACAGAGCAAATGAATTTTATTCAATCTCTCAAAGACAAAATACAAAATTATAAATCCATTGGAGTTGTTTATCATGGTCGAGTAAATCAAGAAGAATTGGCTCAGGAGTTCTTGTCGTCTGGTGTGTGGATATATCCTACATGGTTTAACGAATCATCTTGCCTATCTGCCATGGAAGCACAAGCTGGAGGGTGTAGAATGGTTACATCATCTATTGCAGCTTTAAATGAGACGGCAGGAGATAGAGCGAAGCTTATTTCTGGAGAATGGACATCGCCAGAATATCAAAGTCAATTTATAAATGCATGTGTTTATGCCTTACAAAACACTGATGATACGGATAGATTGGTTTTACAAGAATTCTCAAAAAATAACTTTGGGCTTGATGAATTGGCAAAAAAATGGAATTCAATGTTTTTTGAATTGATGGAAGCAAAGAAAATAAATCCACTTGTTCCTTATCAACCAACTAACAAATACAGGTGATTTATGTCTGAATACAATGAACTATTGCAAAAATCGATCTTCAAAAACATTCAATCTATGGTTGTTGAATGCAATCAAAACAATAAAAGTAATCAAAACAATCAAAATGAAATTGTAAAACTAAATATTGGATGTGGCCCATGTATGTTTGCACATGATGGTTGGACTAATTATGATCATGCAAATTTCGATCAATTTATCAATTTTATCAAAACGCTTCCTTCAGATGCAAAATCTCTAAAATTTATGGAAGAACTTAGAGATTATGCTAAAGCAGGAGGAGAGCTAAAAATAATACCACATGATTTAACAAAAGGATTTCCTCAACATTCAGATAATTCTGTACATTTAATTTATTTGGGGCAAGTCATAGAACATATCAATCCTATTTTTCAAGCTCCAGAACTCATCAAAGAATGTTATAGAATGCTAAAACCAGGAGGAGTGATGCGATTGACTACTCCAGATCTTGATTTGCTGGTTCATGCATATATCAATGGCGAAATGGATAAATTTGCTTGTGAACAACCTGATTTTTATAAAGATCGTGATCCAAGCGCTCAATTAGCTATGCTTATGTATGGCTCTTCTGGTGCCTCTTGTGTATTCAATAATTATGAAGGGCATATGTTTTTGTATACAAAAACATCTATGAATAAATTGTTGAAAGATGCAGGGTTTGAAAAAATCATTTATTATAACAAAACAGGGGAATCTGTAAGTGAAGTTCTAAAAAAAGAAGTACTTGATTTTGGCATGACACATTCTCTTTGTCTTGAGGTCATTAAATGAAAATTGGAATTATACTTGGAGCTCTTTCTGTAGGCCCAAGACCGTTTGATTTTTATAATATATGGAATTCTAACAGAGGATTAACGGGAACTGATTTGAGTGCTGTTATGATTTCTTTAGAGCTTGTAAAATTAGGGCATTGCGTTCATTTATTTACTGTACATATCAACAAAAATATTACCAAATGGGAAGATGTAAATATACATTCTTTAGAAGAGCGAACAATTATAGATGATACTTTTGATTGTGTGATTTCTATTAATGAACCCAACATGTTCATGGATTTAAAATGTACAAAAGTATTTCGAATTTGTTGGCAATTTTGGAATGATTTTGGATATTGCAATCCAGGATATGAAAATTATGTAGATAAATTTTTAGGTGCATCAAAATTACATACACATTATTTAAAACAATTAACACCTTGTCCTGAAAAATGGGATTTTTTAGAATTGGGATGTACTCCTGAATGGTATGAAGATCGAAGAGTTCCAGGCAGAGTGGTATGGTGTTCTTCTGCAGATAGAGGGTTGCATTGGCTTTTACAAGAATGGCCAAAAATCAAAAATCAAGTTCCAGAAGCAACATTGAAAATATTCTATCACTTTAATTTCAATACTGAAAACACAGAGGCTCAAGAAACTCAAGATCATATAAAAGAAATTGGCCAAAGAGTTCGTTATATTAAAGAAAGCATTCTCAGGTTGAAAAACTTTGGTGTGCAGCACGTGGGTTCTATTTCTAGAAATCAAATGAAAAAAGAACTGTCTGAAGCTTCTGTATTGGGTTTTTGCTGTGATACCGTTTCTTTTACAGAAGGTTTTTCCATAGCTACATTGGAAGGATGTGCTTCTTTTACAGTTCCTGTTATTACAGATAAAGATTGTTTAGGGGATGTGTATAAAAATTCCGGAGCTTTAATTGTTCAATCTCCTCTTTCTAAAAATGCATCACAGTATTCGGATTTAGTTATTAAAGCACTCAAAGATAAATATTTTTCTGATTGTATAATTAAAAAATGTACAGACTTTTCTATGAAAAAAACTTGGAAAAATGTGGCACAAAATTTGGAAAACATAATAAAAGCAGGGGCAAAATGAAAGTTTCTTTAGGGTCATCATTTGTAGATGAGCGCGGTATCATTCAAAATATTATCAATGCATCTTTTAATCATGTAGGAATAATTACATCTAAAAAAGGATGTACTCGATCCAATCATTATCATTTAACAAATTCTCATTATATGTACATTATTTCTGGAAAAATGGAATATTGGGAACGAGATTTAAATTCAGACATAATTACCATGGATATTTGTGAACCTGGAGAAATGGTTTTTACAGGATCAAAACTTGTTCATAAAACAGTATTTTTAGAAGATACTGTGATGATGACATTTGCGGCAAATTATAGGGGTCCAGAATTTGATAAAAACGACACTGTGAAAATGGAGTTTTGATGGATTCTGATTCTTATAAAAATGATGCGTGTAGATTGTGTGGTATTGGAGTTTTATCTTCTCCAATAATTGATCTGGGAAAAACACCTCTAGCCAATGAGTTTCTTAGATCAAAAGATATCCAAGATATCTTTCCGTTGCAAGTTTGTGTTTGTGATAAATGTGGGCATTTTCAATTGAACGAGATTATATCTCCTGAAAGAATGTTTAGGAATTATTTATTTGTTTCAGGAACTTCTCCAGTTAATGTACAGCATTTTCGCCAATATGCCGAAGAGGTTATAAATAGATTTAATCTAAAGCCTAAATCTAAAATTTTAGACATTGCGTCTAATGATGGTATTTTTCTAAAAAGATTTCAAGAATTGGGCATGAGTGTTCTTGGAATTGATCCTGCAAAAAATATTGCAGATGAAGCGACTAAAAATGGTATTCCAACGCTTCCGGAATTTTTTACTGAACAATATGCTCATGATTTAGTTAAAGAATATGGCCAATTTGACATTGTATCTGCAAACAATGTTTTTGCCCATGTCCCTGATATGATTGGATTCGCTAAAGGTGTAAAGGCATTATTGAAGCCCCAAGGTGTGTTTGTTTTCGAAGTATCTTATTTTGGAGATGTTTGTGACAATGTTGTTTTTGATACAATCTATCACGAACACATGTCTTACCACACAATAACCCCACTAATTCATTTCTTTAGATCTCATGGAATGTCTGTTTTTGATGTGCAAAAACTGCCTAATCATGGTGGTTCTATTCGAGTTTTTGTTGCATACGAAACTTCTTCAAAATATCAACCTGAAGAATGTGTTGAAAAACTTTGTTATGAAGAAGATAATATTTTTGAGAGAGCGGAAAAACTTCAAGAAAATATTGTTTATTTAGGACATAAACTAAACCAAATTTTGTGTGATATAAACAATGCCGGGAAAAAAACAGCAATTTATGGAGTTCCCGCTAAAGCCACAACTCTTATGTATGCCTTGGGCATAGATGAAAATATGATTGAATTTGCAGTAGATGATGCGCCTTTAAAACAAGGAACATTTACTCCTGGGAAACATATTCAAGTTCTACCGGCCCAAAGTATTTATGAAAAAAAACTGGATTATCTTTTAGTTTTGGCATGGAATTTTGCGAATCCAATTATTGCAAAACATAAAAATTTTTCTGGAAAATGGATTGTGCCTCTGCCAAATCTGAGGATTGTATGAAAACTGTATTGTGTACAGGTTCATGTGGGTTCTATCAATATTTTGATATTTTTATATGTATATAGATGAACGACGCTTTAGAGGAGAAAACGGGTATTTAAAACGAGAGTTTTTAATAAAATGTGAAAAATGTGGTGTTGAAAAATGGATTGGAATAAGAAGTAGGGCCGCCAAACAAAAATATTGTTCTGGAAGATGTGCAAAAATAGGGAAAAAGCACACACAAGAATGGAAAGATAACCTATCGAAAAAAAATTCTGGATCTAATAATCCATTTTTTGGAAAAAAACATTCTGAAGAGTCTTTGGAGAAAATGATAAAATTTCAACAAGAAGTTGGAGGTTGTTATAACATGATTAAAAACAAACTTTCAACTGAGGAGTTTGATATATATTGGGCTAATCATTGTGAAAAAATGACAGGTGTTAATAATCCGTTTTTTGGCAAAAAACATACTGAAGAGTCAAGACAAAAAATGTCAAAAACAAGATCTTCATTGATTGCTGATGGATATATAGATTTAAAACCAAGTCATTATGGATTGAAGGGATATTACACATCTACAAAAACAAACCAAAACTTCAGATTTGATTCTTTTATAGAGTTTATAAGAATGATATTATTGGATAGAGAAGAAAGTGTTATTAGTTGGACTAAAAGACACAGTATAAAAATACAATATGCATTGGATGGTAATACAAAAAACTACATTCCAGATTTTGAGATAATAAAAACAGACGGATCAAAAACAATAGAAGAAGTTAAAGGATATGAAAATGAAAACAAAAAAGAAGCAAAATTTTCTGCATTACGATCTTTTTGTGAAGAAAAAGGATTCAACTGTAGCATTGTAGTATATGATGATATTAAAAATATTTGTGTAAATGAATTTGGAAAAAGTTTAAATACATTGAGGAAGTATTATAAAAATGGCAACTTGTCATGGATAGAAAAAATATATTAATTTCGGGCAGTTGCGGTTTTATCTTTTCGAATTTCATGCGCAAAGTGATGGCTGAAAATTCGAATGAATTTAATTTTGTTTCTGTGGATAAAGTTTTAGCGCCATATAATTATCCAAATGTTTTAATTAATCAGGATCATCCTTTTTATATGGGAGACATTGCAGATGAAATTTTTATGAACAATGTCTTTGCCATGCACAAGCCAGATATTGTTATTAATGGCGCTGCTGAGTCATTCGTGGACGACTCTATTCGATCTGCAGGGCCTTTCATTCATTCCAATGTAGTAGGCACTCAAGTACTGGTAGATTTGTCCCTGAAATACAATGTACAAAAATTTATTTATTGCAGTACGGACGAAATATATGGTCAACTTCAAAAAGGCGAACAATCCTGGACAGAAAATTCTCCCATCAATCCTAGAAACCCTTATTCTTCTAGCAAAGCGTGTGGAGAATTGATTGTCAAAGCAGCCAATCAAACACATGGTTTAAATTACATCATTACTCGATGTTGCAACAATTTCGGCCCTAAACAACCTCCAAGAAATTTGGTTCCAAAAATTATTACATGCTCATTGAACAATACTCCCATTCCCATTCATGGTTCTGGAAAACAATGTAGAGAATGGATTTATGTTGAAGATCATTGTTCTGCAATCATTATGTTAATGAAATCTGAAATTGCCGGGGTTGTAAATGAAACTTACAATATCGGAACAGGATTTGAAAAATCCAATCTTGAAATGGTAAAAGAGATTTGTCAAAAATTAGAAAAAAAAGAAAATATTTCTTTTATTAAAGATCGTCCAGGACATGATTTTCGATACTCTGTAAATACCTCTAAAATAAATGCTCTTGGTTGGAAACCAAAATATTCTTTTTCAGAAGGAATGGATAAATGTATTGAGTGGTACATGAAAAATCAGGAATTTTACAAATGAATGTTTTATTGATAGGAAATGGGCATTGGGGGCAAGCGTACATTAAAACATTTGCTAGAGATTTTCCGCATATAAATCTTGACATTGGAACGCGCCAAAATTGGCAATTAAAGGTCGATCAACACCCTGATGGAGTGATTGTTTGTACGCCACCTGATACTCATGTACAATTGGCATTACATGCATTACAACAAGACATTCCATGTATGATTGAAAAACCCTTAGCATTGTCATTACAAGAATGTGAAAAATTAAAAGGATTCAAGGCTCCAATTTTAGTAAATCATATTCATTTATTTTCTGAGGGATATCAACATATAAAGAGAATTGTTGCATTAGAAAAAATCGACTCCATTGATTCCATAGAAACATATGGA